TCTCGGAGGCGGGAGAAACAGTGGCGATGGCTCGAGTGACAGTGACCGTGTGCGACAAGTGCGGGGCGCAGGAGGGCCTGTCTACCTATGAGGTCCGGCAGGGGCAGAAGAAGCAGCGATTGGACCTGTGCGAGGCTCACCGGAAGCCGATGGAGGACCTGCTGGCACTGGTGACCAAGGCGGCAACTCCTCGGGCGACGACGAAGAAGGCGGCTGCCAAGAAGACCACGGCGGGTCGGCCTCGCGCCAAGTCGAAGATCATGACCATCGAGGAGATCGAGGCGATGAAGCAGCAGAAGGCTGGGTGAGTGTTTCAACCTGAAACACTCTGAAGCAGCAGAAGGCCCCCCACCCATTCAGGGCGGGGGGCTTTGCTGTACCTCAGTCGCGCTTGCGGGCGACCGGGGTGACTGCGGTCAGGCCAGAGCCACCGAGGCCGGCGAGAACGATGGCGATGATCTCAGAGGCGGTTACGCCGTCATCGACCAGCGGGGCCGCGACGACCAGGGCCGCAGCGACACCACCGAGGATCGCCTGAGCGATGGGGTTGAGCTTCATGTTCACCTCACTTGGGGAGTTGGTTCACGAGGTCCTCGATCTCCTCGCGGATGTCGTGGACCTTCGTGCGCTTGGGGGAGACCTTCGAGAGATCGGAGAGCGCGTCGTTCAGCTCGTCCGTCGCCTCCTCGAGGCGGGACGGCTTCGGCTCGGGCTTGACCTCGCCCTTGAAGTTCGGGTCGGCGCTCTTGGTGACCAGACCCTTGGGGTAGCCGTAGCCCTGGACGTAGGAGTCGCGACGGGCGCGCTTCTTCAGGTAGACGCCGTTGCCCTCGCGGGAACCGCTGTCGTTGGTGTTGCCCTCGACGGTGTAGATGTAGTCGGCGTCGTAGTCGTAGACGATGCCGGTGTGGTTCATGTCGCCGTTGTCGCCGTAGAAGACCTGGGCGGGGACAGCCGGGTAGGTCGACCACTCGCCGCGCTGCTTGAACCACGAGGCACCGATGTCGGTGCTGGCCGTCCGCGGGTAGAGCTCACGCACGCCGGCCTTCTCGGCACACCAGGAGACGAACACCGCACACCAGGGCTGCCCCTGGTCGCTAACCCACTTGAGGTCGGGCATGGACTCGGCGTACTTCTCGTCGTTGTTCCAGTGGCCGTTGCTGTAGCCCTCGCGGTAGCCGACCTCCTTCTTGGCGATGGAGATGATCTGGGGTTCGCTCACAGGCGGTCCTCCTTGTGGTTCTTGATGTCGTAGAGCTCGTCGCGGACCGCATCGAGGGCGGTCTGGAGCATGTCCACGCGGGCGAGCGCGGCGTCGAGGCGCTGCTCCAGCTCGAGGGATCGCTGCTCGGCCCTGTCGGCTCGAGCTGCCTCCGCAGAGGCGATGGCGAGAGCGGACTGAACGGTCATCTCCGCTCCGGTGACGATGATGTTGTCCACCTCAGCAGGGACCTTCCTGCGGGCGGTCCACCACGTGACGGCGGTACCGGCAACGCCAGCACCGCCCACCGCGGACAGGACCTGGGGAACGAGGTCACTCACGATGTAGTGGCCCTTCTTGGGTAGTTGGTGGAGACGTGCCTCTCATCTACACACCGGCTCAGTTCGTGCCGATCCGGGTGATGACGATGCGAGAGTTCGTCTGGACGTTGAGGCTGCTGCCGCTGTTCTGGTTCACATCGACGGTGATGGAGTCGTTGGCGGCGCAGATGATGAGCGCAGAGGCGTTCAGGGCGGCAGCAGCACTGTTCGGGGCAGCGACGTTCATGCCGCCCTTGCCGGTTCCGTTCTGCCGGATGGTGACCTCGCGCTTGCCCGTGGAGTTGGCGTTGAACGCAACGCTCACGGTCACGAGGTAGAGGCCAGCGGTGCCGGTTGTGAAGGTGCCCGATGAGTAGGACAGGTTGCCGCTGCCGGCGACCACGCTCTGCGACCAGAGGACGGTGGTGTCCGACGTACCACTGGCAATCGCCTGACCGGACGACAGGCTCCGCTCGATGTAGGGCAGGGCAATGGGACCAGCCGCCTCGCTGGTCGTGGCGTACTTGGTCTCGATGCCGCTCGAGTCCAGCGAGTACAGGCGGCTGTCTGACTTGAAGTACAGGGCGTTGCTGCCGCTGGCAGGGTTGGACGGTGTGACCATCTGCTTGATGCGGAGAGGGATGCCCCAGATTCCAGCGGCCATGCGTCAGCCCACCATCGTCGCGATGATCCCCGACGCCAGAGCCACGGCAGCGGTGACGGAGAGCGTGTCCGTCGTGTTGTCGTAGGTGTAGTCGAGGAAGATCTGGTCGGTGCCCTGCGTGAAGATGACGGTCGGGTTCGCGGTGCTGAAGTTGCTGGCAGCCGCGGTGACGTTGGCAGCCGTGCCCGCCGAGAGGGCGGGGAGGGTCACCCGGAGGTAGCCCGCCGCATTGATGCCGGTGCGAGCGCCGAGCTGGGTCGTGCCACCCGTGCCGCCCTTGGCGACAGCCAGAGTGCCGGTGACCTTGGTGCCCGACAGGCTGACCGCGTTGTCGGCGAGCTCGGTGGCGCTGACTCCACCGGGCGTGATGCCCACAGTGTCCGCGGCGACCGTGATGCCGGTACCGGCTCCCACGTCGAGGGTGTTGCCGGTCTTGGTCAGACCGTTGCCCGCGGTGATCTGGCCTGCGCCAGAGAACTTCGTGAACGAGAGGGAAGTTGAGCCGATGGTGATGGTGCCATCGGTGCTCAGGACCCAGCCCGAGTCGCTGTTCTGGGTGCCGCCTTCCACGAAGACGTAGGCACCCTTCTCGACCTCGGCTGAGGTGTCGAAGTCCGAGGCTCGGGTCCAGGAGCCGGACAGGACGATGTAGATGCCGTTCTGGGAGGCGGTCGTCTGGTCCTTGACCAGCACACGGTCGCCGACCGACAGGGTTACGCCGTCGATGGTCTGCGTGCCGCTCAGAGTGATGTTGGCGGTGGTCGCGGCCTGAACCGAGTCCTTGGCCGAGAGGCCCTGCACCTTGTCGTCCACGTACTGCTTGTTCGCAGCGTCGGTGGCCGCGGTGGGGGTGGCGAGGTTGGTGATCTTCTGGCTGTTCAGCGAAACGCTGGCGACCGGAGCCGGGATGGCGTCAAGGGTGGCCGTGGTGCTGCCGTCGAGGGCGAGCCACGCACTGTTGGCGTAGATCTTCAGCTTGTTGGTTGAGGTGTCGTACCAGAACTGGCCGTTGACCGGGCTCGCCGGGGCGGTGGCACTGGTCTCGACCACGATGTTCTTGATCGGCACCTTCATGGCGTCGATCTGAGATCCGAACTTGGGCATGTGTGTGCGAGCTCCTTAGGTCGAGATCCGGCAGGAGCCTGAGAAGGCGTAGAACCAATGGATCTCGACGGTGTTGTTGTCGATGTAGGTCGGGTCGCCCACCACCTCGTCGCCATTGGTGTCGAAGCAGACGATGTTGACCGGCGAGGTGCCGAGGTTGTGGGGGCAGCTCCAGACGGTCTGCGCGGTGGCGAAGGAGAAGGTCACGCTGGGGCGGTCGTTGACAGCCGTAGCCGGCACCGCGTCCGAGCGCTCGAGGTTGGAGATCCGGTCCTCGGCGACCCTGCTGGAGTCGCGGACGATGGTCAGCGCGTCGGAGAGCGTGACGCCGAAGACGAAGCCGCTGTCCGCGTTCGCCTTCAGGGCGAAGCCGTTGACGGTCGTCTGGACCTCGTAGCCGTCCTGGAGAACGACCGTCACCTTGTCGCCAAGGTTCCAGTCGGTGCCGAAGCGCATCGTGGTGTCCTCAGCGGGCACCAGCTCGACGTTGGTGATGGTCATGCCGCCTTCGGCGAGAGCCTCGCTTCCGGCCTGCACCATCTCGTCGGTGCCGTCCTCCTGGCGCTGGTCGATGAAGACCTCGATACGCCGTCCCCAGTCGCCCTCAGCGGCCACGGACTGGTCGTTGGAGACCTCTACGAACTTGCGGTCCTCGAGCTGCCCAGCGCCGCCGATGATGGCCCTGGTGACCTTCGGGGCGGTCGTAGCGGCCCTCAGGCTGGCGAGTGCGTCGTTCTCGACACTGAGCTTGATGAAGGAGGAGCGGTCGGTGATGGCGAAGGTCTCGAAGACGAGCTCCTGACCCTGCCCCTGTCGCACGCGGAAGCCGAGACCCTGCCCAGCGGCGATCTCGTTGAGGAGCGAGCCGAGGACGGGGAAGCGGGCGTGCTTGGTCAGGGTCTCGCCGCGGGCGAGGTTGGAGCCCATCACGAGGTACGGGTTGCGCCGAGCGGTCGGTGCATTGGGACCGACGTTGGCCGCGACGTACTCGTGCATCAGGGTCTCAGCCGGCCCCGTCCGGTCGTCGTGCCCCACGGTCTGCGTGGTCACGTCTCCGTTCGAGGGCTGAGGCCACGCGAGCATGTCCGCGACGATGTGATCGTCGGTCTCGCCAGTGAAGATGACCTGGCCCTGGACGCTTGCCTCAGGGGTCACCTCCCTGACTGGCTGGGAGACCGGACCCGAGAACAGCACAGAGCCGTCAGGTCCGGTCACCACGATGCCTGCTCCGGGGGAGCCGAGGGCGTCTGCGAGGTGGTGTTCACTGGGGAGGGTGACCTGCCAGTTACCCACGTTGTTGTGGATGACCGTCGCCTCGAGGTTGAGGTCCTCCGCCACGATCTGACCGATCCGGTGAAGCTGCTTGTCGCGAACCTCCACAATCAGGTCTTCGAGCCTCACAGTTACACCACCAGCCAGTTCCGCTTGTAGATGTCGGCCTGAGCCTTGGTCTGCGTGGTGTCCGCGGGAGCCGCGAAGGTGGACTGCGAGGCGTTCGCTGTGCCCGACCACGAGTAGATGTAGGCACCCGAGTCAGGGGTGTCGCCGTCGAAGTAGGAGACACCGACACCCAGGAGGGCAACGCGGTCGATGGTGACCGGAGCGGTGGCCCACCATCCGCTGTGCGCGGAGTTGCCGTCGTCCTTGGTCAGGGCATACGGCGGGGTGATCTTGATGGTGCCGCTCGTCGTGTTGGCCGTGAACGTCTTGCGGTACTCACCCGGAGCGCTGCCCACGGTGAGGGTGATCGCCGAGTTCAGGCTCGTTGCGATCCACTCGACCTTTGCGCCGAAGCGCCACTTGTAGCCGGTGGCGAAGCCCCAGTCCGCCGCGATGGAGTCGAGCTGCACTACGAGGTCGTACTGCTTGCCGCTGGTCAGCCCGGAGACCGGAATCGAGACGGTGGGAACCTGTGAGCCTCCTCCGCTGCCGGCGTGTGCGGTGTTGATGAGCTTGCCGGTGGAGGTGTTGATCGAGAATGCCATCAGTAGCCTCCTTAGCTCTGCGTGGTCGTGTCGTTGTAGTCGCCCGCGAAGGTCCACCCGCTCGTGCTGTTGAAGGCGGGGTTGGTGACGAAGTTCGTCTCGTGCTGGGAGACCGCTGTCGTGTACGCGGAGGAGCTCACGTCGATCTCGACGTAGAGCGCGGGGTCCTGGATGTCGATGTCGAAGAACCGCGGATTCGGACCCAGGTTCCAGTACATGTTCTCGCCGTTCTGGTTTACGACGGTTCCAGCGGCCATGTCGACGGTGATCGTCGTGCCCTGCCCCACGAAGCCGGTGTAGACGATGCCCGTGGTGTCAGTGGACTTGCGACGGAGCTTGAAGCCCAGCGTGGGGCCGCTGATCTTGACCACCGGGTAAGACGAGGTGTTGCCGAGGTCGGCACTGCTAATCGAGAACGCACCCGTGGTGCCCGCTCCCGAACGGATCTTGGAGACCGAGGTCGCGCTGATCCAGTAGGGCGAGGCGGCGCGGAGAGTGATCGTGAGGTTGAGCTCGGGCCGTCCGTCGATGTCCTGGCCGTAGATGTACTCGCCACCACCAACGCGGCGAACCTTCGCCTCCCAGAGCTGGGAGCCGTCGTCCCACTGGAGCCTGCACTCGCCAGAGAGGGCGATTGCGAGCTCGTTGACACGAGTGCGGAGGTCGGAGCGTGAATTGCCCTTGATGTTGAGGGGAAGGTCGATGTCGCGAACAGTCAGTCGCTGCCCGCGGAAGGTTGCACCATCGCCTGCTCCGGTCTGGTACTGCACCTCCACCGGAGGCAGGCCGAACCCGGTAAGACCGGGCTGGGCCTGCACTCCGACAGAGTTGTAAACCTGACCGTTCAGGTCGATGGTGTTGCCTGCGGCTGAGATCAGCCAGAGGTCACCATCTGCCATTAGAAGCCATTACTCCTTGCTCGAGTCAGGGCCGCGAACAGGGCCTCCTCGGAGTCGAGGGTCTGGCCGGGTGCGGCGTAGTAGTTGACGGTGCGGTTGGAGACCGACTGCGGTCCGTAGGACTGCTCGGTGCCGGCGAAGTTGCCGATCTGCTTGGGCGTGAAGCGGACGAGCTTCGTCATGGCGGATTCCGCCTGCTTGTGCATGTCCGTGACACCCCGCACGAAGCCATCGCCGGTGTAGTTGCCGAGCTTGCGGAAGACCCGCGAGGGGGAGTGGATGCCGAGCTGCTTCTTGATGGTCTTGACCATCGCCTCAGCCAGCGACTTCATCTCCTTCTCGAGCTCCTTGCGCTTGTCGCGCAGGCCCTTGAGCATTCCCTCGGCCATCGCCATGCCGTTGTCGATGTACTGCTGTCGGGCGATCTTCGCCGCCTTCTTCGCGTACTTATCGAGCTCGGCCTGCTGGTCGTTGAGCGCGTCAACGCCCGACTGACCGGCCTGAGCAATCGCCTCCGCAGAAGCGAGCGCGGCCTCGGGGCCAGCGTTCACGAGCTGCATGAAGGTGTCGTTGTTCAGCCCCAGCTTCCTGAGCTGCTTCAGCACCGCGGCGAACCGCTTGGCCTTGTCGACAGCGGCCTTCATGTTCGCCGTGATGGCGTCGAAGGAGACCACGCCGTTCTCGTCAGCCTCGAGCCGAGTCGGGTCGCTCAGCGCGATCACCGAGTTGAGGACCTGCTGCTTGAGCTGGTCCGCGCCCTGGTAGATCGACTTGATCTTGGCCTTGATCTTGTTGACGACGGACTGCCACTGACCGAGCGCCTTCTGGAGGTCCTTCTGGTCGGGAGCGAGGGCCTTCTGGAGGCTCTTGCGCTTCTCGTCAGAGAGGTCCTTCGGGATCAGGCTCATGATCGTGTCGACCCGATGCTTGAAGGCGTCACCCTCCTTGGAGGACAGCCCCTTCGTGAGCATCTTGACCAGGGTCACGGCAGTGCCATAGAGCTTGTTCTTGTATCGACCGAGGCCGATCACAAGACCTTCACCCATGTACTGACCGATGGCGATGGTCTCTCGCGAGGGCGAGTGGATCTTCGCCGCGTGACGCATGGAGGCGATGGCCCGGTTGATGATCCCGGCAGCGACCGCAGCCAGCGGACCACCACCAGCAGCGGTTGCCTGGATAAGGCCGGCCACCATGTAGCGACCAGTGTCGGTACCACCTCGACCAGCGATGCCCTTCGCCGTAGTCGTGCCCTGGTTCAGGCCGGTGAGGTAGTTGTGGAGGTCGGGGCGAACCTGCTCGAGGGGCTGGGTCAGCGCGTTCGTGACGAGCTTCGCGCCCTTCTTGCTGTCATTGACGGTCTGGTCGAGATCGTTCTTGACGCCCTTGTGCCAGTTCTTGACATCACCCTTCGTCCGGGTGGTCTCCTGGAGGGTGCGGATGACCTGCTGGACCTGCTTGACGGTGAAGTCAGTGCCCGACGCCTTGATGAGCGCCTTGACCTGACGCTTGTCGATGGTGTCGTACTTGGCCGCGACCTTGGCGACGCCCCTGAGCGTGGGCTGGATGCCGGTCTGCTCGATCTTGCTGACGATCCTGCGAGGCAGCTTCCCGTACAGGGCCGAGAGGTCCTGGCCCACCTTGATCTGGTTGCGCATCTTCTTGACCGCGGTGTCCGTGCGGAGACCGATGTCACCGAGCGCGTCCTCGATGTTGTGGAGGGGGATGGGGAGCTGGATGCCGGCTCGCTGCGCGATGGCGATGATCTGGCGGTAGGCACCCTTGTCGCCCGTGACAGCAGAGGCGATCTGCCGGTCAGTGACTCCGAGCTGGTGGAGCACGGTGTTGACATCGCCGTACGCCTTCTTGAAGTCAGCGAGGGCCTGGGTTCGGGTGTTCGCCGTGATCGAGCCAGTGAGGCTGTCCAGCGTGTCCTTGAGGGTCTGAACGCTCTCGCGGTACTTGTCGACAACCTTCTTGGAGTCGTAGGTCTTCGTGATGAAGTCGTCCTCGACGCCGAAGAGCTTGGCGAAGCCGAGCTGGAGGTCGTGGAACGCGCCTCCAAGGCCAGCAACGGCACCAACGGCAGCGCCGACAGGACCACCCACGGCGAGGCCCGTGAGGGCACCTCCGAGGGTCTTCTCGAGCGTCGTGCTGAAGCCCTTGGCCTTGTCGTTGGTCTCCGAGAAGCCCTTCGACAGGAGCAGCAGACCACCGACGCCAGCAAGGGTCGAGATGGCCCCCTTCAGGTTGGCAGAGGTCAGTCGCAGGCGCTCCATCGCGCCCTTCATGCGAGTCGCCTCGCGCTCCGTGGTCGCTCCCGCCGTCATCATGGAGGAGGCGACGAGGCCGATGTCCGAGCGGACCTGAGCGAAGCCGCCGCGCATTCCGGCGAACGTGCTCGTGAGCTGGGGACCGAAGGTCATCCAGATCGACTGAGCCTTCTTCAGTGCGACGAAGGCGGCGACGACCTGCCAGACGGGGCCGGGGACAAGGAGCAGGCCCTTGACGATCAGATCGACCACCTTGAGGAAGGCGGTCATGATCGGCATGAGGAGGTGGATCTTCGAGGCGAAGACCTCGCCGAAGAGTTCGGCCAGGTCGCCGATGATGGTGAGCATCTCGCCGCTCTTCGCAGCGATGTCGCCCATGACCGGGCGGATGTTCTCCATGCCCTTGGCGAGGCCGTCGAAGAGGTTGAGCTGGCCCTTCTGGAGGGCGGGGTCACCGAGGAAGTCGAACAGCGAACCGAAGAAGTCGCCGATGGCGTCGCCCGCACGAGGCAGGAGCTTCAGCAGCGTCTTGGACGTGGTGTCCCAGTACTTCGTGAACGCCGGCCCAGCCTTGTCGGAGATCCGGTCCATCATCTCGTGGGCAGCCGAGAACACGTCGGTCAGACGCTTCTGAACACCGGAGGAGTTGATGAAGTCGGAGACCCGCTCGAGGCCATCGGCCAGCGAGTCGAGCGCGTTGCCCGTCTTGCCGTCCGCGGCGTCAGCAGCCTTCGCGAGCCCGTAGAAGATCTTGCCGGTGGCGGCGAGAACTCGTCCGAGCTCCTGGATGCGGTCGACTGCGGTAGCGACCCAGCGATCGAGGTCGCCGGCCTTCTCCGCGGCCTTCATGAAGCGGTTGAACTTGTCGAGGACCTTGCCGAACCAGTCGGCCAGCGCCGGGAGCTGCCGGGTGCCGAGCTCACCGAAGATTCGGATGAGGCTGGCGATGGAGTCCGTGTGCTTGGCGAAGTTGCGGATCGACTCGTTGAGGGAGTCGAACATGCGGTTCAGCGCGTCACCCTTGAGTTCCTGGGTGAGCGACTTCGACAGTCCACCGAAGAAGTCCGCGAGCGCACGGGACGTGCCCATGAGGCCGCTCTGGATCTTCGGGAAGATGGTCGAGATGAGGTCCTGCATGGGGCCGTGGACCTGCTCCCAGAAGACCTCGGACATGCGGTCCTGGAGCTGAGCCCAAGCCGCGCCGGCCTTAAGGTTGCGCCCGTACCCGATTGCCAGGTTCGAGAACTCCTTGTTGAAGTCCTTCATCACGACCGCGGTGGCCGCTAGGCCAACTGCGATGCCGCCGAACAGACCCGGCAGGGCGAGTGCCCCTGGCCCGATCTGAGCGAGGGCGCGTGACAGGGAGAAGATGTCGCCTGCTGCTGCGATAGAAGCACCGGCCAGACCGGCGATGGCGAGAGCCATCGAGCCGATGATCGGCACCTTCTTGTCGATGTTGCTGAGGAAGTCTGCGAAGTGCTGGAACATCGAGAAGCCGAGCCGGAAGCCGGTCAGCTTCGCCAGCACGGATGCCGCGTTCGACTTCAGGACGGCCTCGAACTCGATCCGTCGATCACGAGCGAGCGCCTCGGCCTCGGCCTCGACCTTCGCCGCGCTGATGTTGTCGAGCTCGGCCTTGATCTTGAGGTCGAGGTTGTTGAACTCCGACTCGAGCTCGTACTTCGCTCGGTCAGTGAGCTCGCCCTCGAGCTCGACCTTGATGGCGTCCATGCGCTCGAACATCTTGACCAGATCGTCACGGACCTTGGTCGTCGCGCTCTCATCGAGCTTCGGGTTCAGCTTGATGCCGGCGAGGGCCGCTTCGGCACGCTCGCGGAGTTCGCCGAACTTGGAGTTGTCGAGCTCGATCTCGGCGCGGATGTGTCGGAGCTTCTCGTCCTCGAGAGCCGCGATGGCCTCGCGGAGGGAGTCCTCGTTCAGCTCGACATCGAACTCCACCGGATCACGAGTGATCGTGTCGAGTTCCTTCTTCAGTCGAGCGAGAGCGGCCTCGATCTCGTGCGTGCGGTCGAGGTCCACGCTGATGTGGATGGACCCGGCTTCCTTCTGAGCCTTCTTGACCGCGGCCTTCGTCTCCTCGGCGAGCTTGTCGCCGTCGAACTCGGCCTTGATCTTCAGGCCGGGAGCCTTCTTCTCGACCTCCTTGATAGCCGCCTTGACCTTCTTGGAGAGCGTCTTCGCAAACCGCGAGGTGTCAGGAAGGACCTGGATCTTTACTGATGCAACAACGTTGTCATCTGCCACGTTTCACCTCCTTCGTTAGTGCTTGCCTGCGGTGAACTTCTTGAACAGGTCCTTGACCGTCTTCGGCTTCTTCTTCGCCTCGGGGTCTTCGGACTTGGGGCGTGGGTAACCCGGAATCTTGGGAGCCTTCGGCCCCCATGTGACGCGGGTGTTCCACGAGAGGGCGTCGAAGAGATCAGCGACCATGTGACGGTCCTGACCCCATCCGAAGTGCTCTGCACCACCCGACGCCAATGCGGTGGTGAGCGATGTGTCTGGGAGCCTCTGGATGAGCTGAAGCACAAAGAGAGGGGCTGGACCACGACCCTCAATCACGTCCACTAGGTCAACGCCGTAGTAGAACAGAAGGTCGGGGTACAGCCCCTCTCCGTACTTGTCGATCAGTCCTGCGAGGCCGAGGCTTCCCCCGCCTGGACACCGTTCGTGTAGTGCTCGAACAGCGTCACCAGGACGGCCAGGTCGCCGCCGATCTCGGAGATCAGCTTCTCGACCTCGGTCGCGGACGCAGCCGCAGCCCGGAGCGCGTCGGCCAGAACGTCGGCCTGGTCGACACCCTCGACCTCCATGCGCTCACCGATACCGGAGAGCGTGTCGCGCTTGTCCTTCGGGAGGCGAAGGGGGTTCACGAGCTTGACGACCGAGCCGTCACCGAGCGGAATGTCGGTGCTGCCGTACTTCTTGTCGGCGGCGGCGCGGATGTCATCGAGAGTGAAAGTAGCCATGAGTTTGCGGACTCCTTGTCTAAGGGTTTATGGAATGGCGGAATCGCCGTACTCCCTACTGGACTCGAACCAGTGACAATCCGCTTAAGAGGCGGGTGCTCTAACCAACTGAGCTAAGGGAGCGGAATGCGGACTTGGGTGTTTCACTTTGAAACACTGGGAACCCCTCCCCCTGGAGTCCGCATCACAGGGGGAGGGGTAGATCACTCAGTTACACACCGGCTCAGACATCACCGATGGGCGTGACCGCGTAGGACCAGCCGTTGGTGCCGTGGACCAGCGGCTTGACCGAGAGCGGGAGACCCGCGAGCGACTCGGTGTCGCCGATGGACAGGTCGTCGGCCCGGAAGATCTCGGCCTTGGGCGCGTAGATCCCGAACTCGTTCGTGCCGTCCTTGAAGACCGCGAGGAACGTGACGACCGTGGGGGTCGGGTTCGTCGGGATCTGGACCTCGCCGTTGGTGCCAACGGTCGCGTTCGAGCCGTAGTAGAGCTTGAGGCTCTCGGTGTCGAACTGCTGGAGGGTGATGTTGAAGGTCTCGGTGCGAGCAGCGTGGCTCGTCCGCAGGGCCTTGTTCTGGAGCGTCCCGATGGTCGTGGAGTCGCCACCCTCGGAGGCGATGGAGAAGATGTCCTCGAGGGAGGTGTGACCGATCTCGGTCCAGCTCACCCCCGGCGCGGACAGGTCAGCCGGCAGGGCGACCGGGGAGCTCGAGCTGTAGACCGCCGTGTAGAACTTGCCAGTCCCGACGACGAGAGCAGCGTTGTCGTTGAGCGCCAACTCTATTCCTTTCAGTTACACACCTGGGGCGGTGTGTGAGATGGAGTGTCAGGGAGCAAACGGCTTGGCGGTTGGCTTCCTGATGATGACGTGGTACTCCGCTTCCCACCGACTGACGTTGGTAGGGAGGTCGGCGTACTGGACGGGGCCGGTAGAGGTAGCCCAGTCAGAAGTGCGTCGTGGTCGACTGACCATCTCGCACTCCGTGATGTGGCCGCGGTGGGGAACCACGACGTTCTTGGAGTCGCGAAGGATCACTCGGACGGCCTCTGCGAGATTCGCAGCGTCCTCGTCCGAGTTCAGTCCGTCACAGAAGGTCTCGACAAACACGTGCGCTGCGTCGAGGAAGCGTTCGTCACCGGACCATGTGCCCCAAGAGCCGTTCGAGCGAACGAACACGAAGGGGAAGGTCGAGTTCGGCTCGATCTTCGTCTTGACGGGGACGCCGCCGAGCTTGGAGGGGATGAGGCCGAGGAGCAGGTCTTCGACCGGGCTCATCTCGACCAGATTGAGAACGCTGTCGGGGAGGGTGGACATCAGGTCCCCCTCTTCTTCATCCGGGGCAGCTTGGCCGCTTCGGTCAGTGCTCCGGTCTCAATCTCGATCATCGCCGCGGCAGGGCTCTTCGGATCGTCGTCCTCGAGCGCGATGAAGCGGTCGATGGAGCCGCGGTAGAGCTCGATGTGGGAGGCACCCGTCTTGTGGTGCCTCTGGAGGTTCGCCTTGGCTCGCCCCTCGATGCCTCGAGCAACGCGGTCGAGCGCGGCCTGCGTCTTCGTGGCCGCAGCGACCTCGTACTCGACGTAGCCGTTGGTGTACTGCCCCTTGAACTTCGAGTTCTGCGGGGACAGCTTCATCTTCCACTCGAAGGAAGCCATCAGGGCCTCTCTCTCAGGTCCATCGACCAGTGCCGGCTGTGCCGGGTGCCGTGGTGGTACGAGGGAGGTGTCACCACGTCCCACATGCGGCCATGCGCCTCGACGTACGACCAGAGGTCGACGTTCGGGAGCTCGTGCCTGACGATGATCCGAACGACGTTGATCCCGACCTCGCCGACGACCTCGGCTCGAGCAGACCGCTGGGGAATCCACGCAGCGGTGGTCTCGATGGGGTTGTCGAGGTCGGGCATCTCGATGCGGTTGCCGCGGTTGTCCGTCTGCACGACGGTCGGGTAGATCTTGACGGGGATGCCCCGCCTGCGCTGTACCGACGCCATCAGTACGGCCCGAAGGGGTCGTTCTCCCCGTAGAACGGGATCGACTGGGGCGTCCCGGCGAACATGGAGCCGTCAGCGGGGACCGAGATCTCCTGCGGCTGAGGGCGCGTGCCCCATGCCGTGATCGGCACGGAGTACAGGCCGCTCGTGGTGCGACCAGCGATGGTCGCGAGCATCTTCTGCTCCTGGACGTTGAACTGGGCGTTGCCGAGCTGGTCGCCCTTGTCGGTCCACATGAGGGTCTCGTCACCGGCACGGCTCTGGACGTAGCCATCCGGGTTGCGCATGTAGCGGGCCGCGGCTCGGAGCACGAGGCTCTTGATCTGCCGTGGTGCGGTCACGCTGTCCCACGTCGTCGCGCCGTAGTACCGAGCGTCTTCACTCAGGTCATCGAGCGCTCCCTGAGCAACACCGCGCTCCCCATCGTCCAGGGTCCAGTCGAGTCGAGCCTGAAGCTCATCGACGGTGGCAATGGTGTCTGCCATTGGTACCTCCTAATGGGGGAGAGGTGGGGCCGCACGAAACGACCCCACCTCTCAGTTAGCCAGTGGCTCAGTCGTTGACGACGGTGCCGGTCGGGGTGCCGGCGAGGTGAGCGCCCGGACCCGTGACGCCCGTGATGAGCGCCAGCTCCTCGCTCTGCGAGACCTTCGTCTTGTCGATGAAGGACTTGTTCTCGGTGAGGATGCTGTCCCACTTGGCCGTGGTGTCAGCCCAGCCGACCGGGAGGGTCGGGTAGGTCGACGCGCCGTCGAGCTTGAGCTTGATGCCCTTGACGAAGTGCTCGTAGCCCGAGACGACCTCGCGCTCCTTCGCACCGGCCCAGCCGACCAGCACGTCCACCACGTCGCGGAAGCCGCAGTAGGTGTCCATGACGGAGCGGTCGGTGAAGTGGTCGGTGTCGTAGTCCTGCATCCAGCGCACGGAGACGCCCTCGAAGGACTGCGTGGCACCGTCACCCGCCTTGGAGGCCGGCAGCGAGGGGGCCGCGTTGAGGAAGATGAAGCCGTTGCTGGCGAAGGCGTACGCCTCGTCAGCCGGGATCGTCTGGTCCACGATGACGTTGAAGCCCATCAGGCGACCGATGCTGGCCTCGGCGAGCGCGCTCTCGGCGCGGCTCTCGGTGACCGCAGCGGTCAGGGTGAGGTTCTCGTCCACGAGGATGAGCGACTCAACGTCGGTGCCGACGACCAGGTAGCGGCCCTCGGACGGGACGTTGAACTTGTTGAGGACCCGACGCGCCTCGATCAGCGCGCCGCGGAGGTTCGCAGCCGCGTCACCGATGACGACGGGGTAGCTCTGGCCGGTCAGGGTGTTGACGGCGCGACGGTGCAGACCGCGGGCGATGGCCTTGACCTGCGGCTTGAGGAACTTGCCCCAGCGGTCGAGGTCGAAGTCGGCCTGCTCGTCGGTGACGGCAACGCCGTTGAACACGCGACCCTGGAACTTGACCGGGTAGGTCCGCTCCTCGTACAGGTCGAACTGGACGGCCTGTCGGACGCCAGGGGTGCTCGAGGTCGCAGAACCCGAGCGGAACTCGTAGTCGTGGAACGGAAGCGTTCCCTCGACCTTGACGTTGTAGGTGTCGTTCTCGGTGCCCTTGAAGTCGTCCACGCCCTCCTTCTGGAAGAGGTTCGGGATGGTGAGCTCCTGCTCCACCATGCCCGTGGCGAGGTCCACGATCTTCTGCGGCTTGACGACGTAGTGCTCTACGGTAGCCACTTATCTCTCTTTCTTGTTCGGGCAACCTCTAAGTTGCCCAGTGGGTCGGGGTTGTGGGGGTTCGGCTCAGCGGCGCGAGCCGTGCTGCTTCGCGAGGGTGCGGGGGTCGGCGTTGTCGCCGTCGCCTCGACCGCGGGGGTTGAGCCCGCCCTCAAGGCGGATCTCCCGCGCCTCCTGCGCGTAGTCGGCAGCGAGCTCCTTGGCGTCGGCCTCGAGCTCCTCGCGGGTGTTGCCCACGAGACGCTTCGCCAGCTTCTCGGGGAGCTTGTACTTGAGTGCGATGTTCTCGACCAGGAGTGCGTGCTTCTCCTTGGCCTCCTCTGCCGACTCCTTCTCGCGCTCGGCCTTGAGGTCAGCGATGAGAGCGTCGACCTCTTCGAGGGTCTTCACGTTCTCGAGCTTCTTCTCGGCCTCGCGGAGCTTGGTGCGGTAGTTGGCAGCCTCGGTGTTCGCCTTGGTCAGCTTCTCGCGAGCCCAGTCCGGCAGGTCGCCTGCCTTCTCTTCGGGCTCCTCCTCGGAAGACTCCTCCTCGGTGGACTCCTCGACCTCTTCGGTCGACTCCTCCTCGATGGACTCCTCTTGGCTCTGCTCGTCGTTCTCCGCTCCCTCTTCGAGCTCCATGAAGTACCCGCCGTAGAGGGCCTTGTTCTTGGCGAAGATGGACTCGATGAACTCCTGGTGAGTGGTCTGCACTCGGTGACCTCCTGGGTCGGTTAGCGCCACTACGCCGCAGCCCCCTGGGACTTATGCGACTGGGCATTCCTGAAGTGACGACGCCACACGGTGAGGGCGTCCTTCCCACCTAGACCTCGAGTGACTCGAGGCCAGAGGGCGGCGTACTCGCGGTTGAGTGCGAACTGCGCGCCCTTGAGCTGCGCCATGCTGTAGATGGGGACCGCATAGCACTGGCAGTTGTCGTGGTAGAGGTCCAGATCGCCGAACGTCACGATGTCGTCGCCGAACTGGCCCGTGCCCTGGGCACTCTTGAACAGAGAACTGCCCACCACAGACTTCGCGATGAAGCCGCGGGAGATCAGCATTGCGCACCACCCACAGGGGGTGCCGGTCTTCGACATGCGGACGAAGCCGAGCACGCTGCCGTCGCTGGAACCGACCGCGTAGAGGGGGCCTCTAGCCCCGTTCATCACGTTGCGGGCCGCTGATGCAGCCTGTCGGTTACCGGCGTCCCTGTGGGCCTGCTGGCGGTCCTTGTCGGACTGCTCGGCAGGGGCGTCGGGGTGGAGCTGCTTGATCTTGTTGTCGAGGTTCTTCGGGCCGAGGTTCTGGAGGTTCTGCTGAACCGCCTGCTCGGCCTGCGCCTCGATGTTGTCGAGGATCTCCTGGAGGCCAGGAATCTCCTCTACCTCGATCTGGTCTTGGTCGGACGGCTCAGAAGGGGTCTGTGCGCCCGCTCCTTCGCCCGTGTCGGGCTGGGAGCCGTCCGCTGGGGGATTGTCGGTACCCGGTTCCTGCGCAGCCTCAGGGGCCGTCACGAGGTCGGGGTGGAGGGTTGCCTCGAACTCACGCTTGAGCTCGGGGAGCGAGATGTAGGGCGGGTTCTCCTGCCCTGGCAGACCGATGGTCTTCCCGGTGGCGATGGCCCGCTGGTAGCGGTAGTACGCCAGTGCCAGATCGCGTGCCCGCAGCCTGCGGTGCATCACGTAGGCGACCGCGGCAGCCAGCCACTTTGCGGTGGACTGGCTGCTCGCGTTCTCGGGAAGGGGAGGGACATCTGCCCAGAGGGACAGGGAGTCCTTGACGGTCTGCGCTCCGAGGGCAACCAGGGTCGTCTGGTAGAGCGACGAAGATCGCTCCAGCTCCTCAAGCTGCTCGGGCGTCATCCGCTTAGGTCAGCTTCTCATCGAGGTTGCCGGTCGTCCGCGAGCTCGTGGAGCCGAACGTCTGGCCGGGGCTCGAGGCTCGCTCGAGGGACTCGGCCATCTGCCGCTCGAAGTCGTCGGTCTCGCGGAGGTCGTTCCAGTAGTCGATCTCGCCCTGCGTGATGCCAGGGATGCGCTCCCAGAGGCCACGCTTGGGGATGTCGAGCGACTCGGCCATCTTGCCGAGCGCGTCGGCAGACTGGGCCAGCGACTTCTGCTCCATGTCACGCCAGATGACCTCGCCCGAGTTGTCCTGAGCCGAAGCGGCGTTGCCGCCAAGTGCGCCAGCCAGCCGGAAGACGCGCTCCCAGCTCTCGCCGAACGACTTACGGAACTCCTCGACCTTGCGGGTCAGCGAGGTCTCCGCGGCCTGAAGCGCCTCTGCGGAGAGGTTCGCGATCTGACCGAGGAGGTGATGGGGCGGGACCTGGGCGAGGGCCGAGAGGTGCTTGACGCTCATCTCGATGGACTCGATGAAGCCACCCAGCGGGGACTCGTCCAGCGAGCCGAAGCGCGCCTCGTGGTCCTCGGCGAAGAGGAACCGGCGAGCGTTGTGGTCCATCGGGACCGGGACCTGCTTGGTGGTCCAGCCCGCAGGCGGGTTCTCGATGTCGGCGGGCTCGGCCTTGGGGTAGCCCTGCTCGTCGTACCACTGGATCATCAGCGGGGGAGCCATGCCGGTCGCGTAGCGGACCTTGAAGCTCGCGTAGGTCTGGGTGACCAGGAGGTCGAAGACCGTCTGGTTGATCCGGTTCTGGAGCGGGATCAGCGGCTCAACGATGCCGACCGTGCGACCCTCGAGGTCGACGGCAGCAGCGAAGCGAGTGACGGGGCACTCCTGAAGGCCGTGAGCCTGCGGCTTGCCGACCTCGATCTCCTGCTCGCCGGCCAGGGCCTTGAACGAGATCTCGTACTCGTTCTTGGCATCCCAGAGGCGGGCCTTGCCGGGAGTGTCACCCTTCGGGAGGGAGAGAACGGTCAGCGCGGCATACGGGTCGTTGTCGTTCGCGGCGTCCTCATACAGCGCCGCGGTACGTAGGGCGCTGAGGCCCTTCGTCTTGACCTTGCCGTCGACCTTCTCGGTGAGCGTGAAGGAGTGGCCGTAGCCGAGAGCAGCGCGGTGAATCGCGATCTGCTTCGCGTCCATGTGCGAGTTCTGCCAGTGCTCCCATTCGGGAGTGCTGCGCTCGCCCTTGGCGGGGTCGACCTTGCGACCGGGACGGAACCCATCGACGTAGAGCGCCTGGGCCGGCGTGCCGATGAGCAGCGGCATCCAGTTCGAGGTCGACCGCTTCGCGAGCATCTTGTACTCGGCGTCAGCCGTCTTCGGCATGTAGGGGTCGTCGTGCTGACCGTGGATGTACTTGTCGATGCGCTCGAGCCGGGGGAAGTCCGCGTTGATGATCGCGAGCAGCTCCGAGGCGAGCGCCTTGGGGGTTGGGGTAGCCAACTCTAAGTTACCCACCTTACTATAGGAAGTAGGAGTTGCCCGTGCGCTTCTTCTCGGGCTTGCTGTTGGTTCGGAGGTCGTGCAGGGCCTCGTGCGCGAGCATCAGAGCCGCGTAGGCGTCGACCTTGCGGGGCGACTCCCTGCTCTCCTTGCCGAACGAGATGCCGTAGTTGTTGACGCGGCGACGTGCGTTGAGCACGTGGCGCTTGAGGTCGGGATCTCCGTCGTGTCGGATCACACCGTCGAAGACGGCCTGCATGAACCGCTCGTGAGCTCGGGTCACTCGCTGAAGCGAGGTCCGCATGTCCCACGCGAAGGCGTGGCTGCCGGTGGCCTTGACCGTGACGACCTCGCGGTACGCCTCGGCCCACGAGTCGAGGTAGGACTCCCAGAGGGCCACGTCGCCGTAGAACCCCTTCACCGCGTAGAGGCGGAAGGCGTCGTGGACGGCAGTGTCGACCTTCTCGGTGTTCACCTGCCACTTGGGCGCATCGCGCCCGGTGGGCCAGTTGTCGGGCTTCTCCTCGAGCAGCAGCAGGAACGCGCAGGCATCTCGGACCCGGAGGGCCACCAGGGCGGTGGAGTCGTCTGTGCGACCACCGTCGAAGCCGAGCACGATCTC